CCGCAAGACTCTCTGAACTTTCCGGTCCAGAAAGACTTGTCCATGTTTACCTGAAGCCCAAAGGCTTCGAGTGCACGGATAACGGGTCCAACATATTCTACAGGGACAACGAGGTCATCCCCGTAGACACGCACCTTCCCACGAAAGGAGTTGATTACCTTCCGGGTTAGTGGCTGGTTAAGCTCCATGCTTATAGCCGCGAAGATGATGGTTGTAAACATCATCGCCTCGACCGGAAAACATGTCGCTGAACCCATCGATGCGAACTTGGCCAACGGAATAGTTTCATCTATTCCGAGTTTCTGGTCAAGTACATGAGCCTTCGAGCTCCTACTCGCCTGCAATGCCTCGCTTACGCTTGGCCAACATTTGAACAGGAGTTCTACATGCTCATTCAAAACTCTGTCGGACGCTTCACTCAGATCGAGTGTGGCGAGGGATCCATCACTGGAGCCCTTCGCAGCCATCGCCTGATTTGGGCTTTGGTCTGCGAATCCAACGAAACTGCTGACTTCATTTGCCAGTTGCTGTCTTTCGACATCAACTGGCCCATGGTCATCAATCTCGTGGACGATAGCGTCGGAGACGGCCTGCTGTGCGTACTGCATAGCGACCGGTTCCACAGCTATCACCCTTGGAGTTTTGAGCGTCTTAGGAACGAGAACGACCCGAGTGGGTGTTTCCGTTCCGGGTTCGATGAACTGGACACGGCCAAGATTGGAGTTATATCTCCAATTCGGGAGGCAGTATTCACCGTAAGGGAACACTGCTTCTAACCGCTGGGGCCACGTAAGCTGTTGGAATTTCTGGTTTCCCAGGATCCCTTCAGCAGTGGCACCAGGACCGTGCTTTGGCCAGAGACGGAACTCGTCAACCAGACGGTTGACTCGATCCATCTTACCTGACCACAACAGAATGGCAGCCTTCTCGAAGTAGGGGAATATCTCCTCGAAGACAGTATTGGGTTTCCATTCTGCCAGTTCATGCTCACACTCGATGTACCGCTGCAAGGCCCGAGCTTTACGTGTATCACTACACTCCAGCTCGATCTTTTTGAACATCAGCGTTAGCTGACGGATCGCCAAGATGGAATCCGTACACGGTTCATCGAGTAACCTACCACCAGAGTCGAAGACCCTAGCCAGGAAACCCCCTAAAAATAGAGGGAGACCAGCTTTCCTTGTAAAACTAAGGAAATGCCAGGGCTTCACCGATCCAGCGTCAAGGGCTTGTTCAAGGTCCTTGGCATAGCTGGGCAGCGTGATTGTAAGAAAACTCACGCCTTCGGCTTCGACTCGACTGACGAGCTTTTTGTAGTCGTCAGCGGCGCTAGTTGAGCACCAAGCAGCCATTTCATTGGCTGCTTCTCTCCAGAGAGACATCAGGCCTTTCACATAGGCTCCTTTCGGGGTCATGTGATGTGGCCCCCCGATTTGGGGGTTACCACTGCCATAGCCGATGCTCCCTATCCCGCGAAAGCGGGAAAGGGACTAAGCGTGGTTAGCGCCTAGCCCCTCTCCGATTGCTCAGTTACTCCGACGAGTGTGACTCAGGGCGGCCACCACGACCATAAGCGCTTTCAGCGTTAGCTTAAGCGTCTTATAGACTGGTGACTGCCTGGAATATCCCTTGCGTCGAGTGTAACGGATCTCCCTTTCAGGAGAATCTGTCACGACTCGCCGCCGAGGATCTTCGTCACATTCGCTCCGGACGAAGCAGTGAGGTACGACAGAAAACCGTCGACTACCTGCTTCTGTTCGGCGATCGAGTATCCGACATCTGGCGTTTGCACAACCAGATGCACGGACATCCCGGTCGGAAAGCTCTGACCCGCCATAAGCGGATCAGTAGCGATCTTGGAGTGCTCGAGCTTGGCCAGCCGACTCGCCCGCCCCTTTGGATAGGAGTGGGAGAAGTTCAGCTTAACAAGACCGTCATCCTTGCGGAAGGCGCCCTTGTTATCACCGCTGCTAACTCGCGCAAGCGAGTTAGCGATAGCGTTGATGGTCACGGACTGGGGATCAACAAACATGTGGCATCTCTCTATATGAGGGACTCGGACACCACGTCCGAGACTTGGGTTGAGGAATGGGCGGCATGCCCAAACCGATAAAACCAGGCTACACCCTGGAGAGACCGAGTGCAGCCAAAACGGCAACCTGTTTGGACGAAAGTCCATCCGGGTCGACGCCGAAACCGTAAGGTGATGCCTTGCGTCGAGATTTGAATTCCTCGACACGTGAGGAAGTCATCCTGCCCGCGGAGTTTTGTGCTTCGCGCCAGGTTTCCTTCCTCGTATGGACCATAATGAATCCATACGACATCACCAAGCCATCCCTACCAAGGGCGGAGATATTATGCATTAAATCTCCGGTAGTCCCAAAGTAGTCCATGGCCCACGTCCAAGGAGTGAGGTCCCACAAGACTTCAGGCGACAATTCAGCGCCTAAAAGCTTGCGGGCATCCGAACCCATACGCTCAAGTTTGGCGTATTGGTCCTTCCCAGCGGGTATGTGGTAAACATACCTAGCTGAGAACCAGGTTCGTTGACTTATCGTCTGAATCTGGGTTCCTTGGGCAACCCCAAGCTTCGTGATCGGTGGAGAATAAGAGAATGATCTCAAATCCACCTGCCGATCATAAAGCGAAGGGAACGAGTACTGTCGTCTTTGACCTTTACCGCTTTCCGAATGATATTTTCTCAAGATATCATCCGAATCGCGAACCGTGGTTGCAAAACCACGGATGTCATCGACGAGAGGCCTCCAGCCAAACTCGATGTTGAGATAGTTGCTGCCGCTCTTTCGAGCGACATCAGCT